CTGGAGCCTTGGCGGTGATCGTCGCTGATGCCGCTACGCGGCGCGGGCGGATACCAACGCTCTTGTCGTCTGCAAGGTCGACAGTCACGCCGGGGTCAACGATTCCCACGATGTCGGTGTGGAGTAGCTGACCGTTGGCATCGTTGAAAGTCGCAGGCGTGCCATAGCCGCTCTCGCTCTTGACCACTACCTTCGTGAACGACTTAGCGCCTAGCGTTGGCATGTCTTACTCCTTGTCTACAGTTGGCGCCGCTTTGGCGGCGGGTTTATTCTGAACGATCTCGACGAGCCCGCTGGCTGCCAGCGATGTGGCGACTGCGGCATCCATCTCCACCACGTCATCAGACGCTGGGAGGTACGGGTTGCCCTCAGCGCGGGGCTGGATGACTTGCACCTTGATCAGTCGCACGGTATCAGGCACTGACGTTAACTCCTTCTAGGATGCTCACCTGCAGCTCTGCGGTGATGGTTAGGAACGTGGAGTCTGCCCACGTATCTGTGCCGATTGTAGTGGACGATACGATGGCTTGAGCCACGCCCGCCGTGTTCAGTTGTACCTGCCCGTCGAAGACGCTGCGGAGCCACGTGCGCCACGTCAGCAGGTCGGCGTACTTGCGGGCCATGTCAGCCTGATCCTGTGTATAAATCACCACGTTGACCGTGAGCACGGTGGTGCGGCTGCCGCCCGTGCCGTAGCTGATCGTATCGCCCCCGGGGATGCAGACGGCTGCAGGCACTACGGCGAGATTGTCTGGAGGTGTGGCGTGGGCTGCTCGGAGTGTGTACCCCGTCGGAGGCGTAGCGGCTGCTAGGCGTGCAGCGACGGCGGTGTGAATCGTGAGGTCATTCATCAGATCGCGATCCCGCCACGCAAACGGTAGGCGTCCAGTAGGGCGCGAGCTTCAGGGTGCAGGGCTGCGCTCATGCGGATCACGCCCCCGAGCTGCTCACCACCAATGGCGCCGAACGGCGCGGTGCGGGAGGCGAAGATAGCGCCCGCCTGAATCAGCGCCGCCTGCTTGACCGCTGCTGGCACTGAGGGCCAGCCGAACGTGCCCGTCACCTTGTCCTCTAGGTATCCAGTCGGGAAGTTCAGCACGGCGTTGCTGAACGGGCTGGTGTCGATCTCAGTGTACGGGCGGGAGTTCAGCGCGGCGTTACGCGGCGCCAGCACGTAGTCGTTGGCGCTCCACGTCTGCGTGTAGTTTCCAGTCCCGTCGATGTCTGTCGCAAGAGCGGTGACGGTCACGATCGGATCAGTCAGCACGAAGTCATACCGCTCAGCCGTGTAGTAGCGCGTCTGGCTGGAGGTCACGCCAAAGCCGACCTTGGTATCCACGTAGTTGTTGATCAACTGATCAGCAGCATCCAGACATGACTGGAGTGGGGCATCATCTGTGGAGTCGGTAATCCCGAGCGACGCCTTCAGTTCTGCAAGGGTGGCGTAGCTCATCAGTTGCCCACCGTCATGAGGGTGACCGTCTGGGTGCCCGAGTTGCTCACGGCATAGAGCGCGTCAGTTGGCTGGAGTCGAATCTCTACGGGCCCAGCCGCTGAGTCAAGGCGCATCCCGGTGCTGCTGCTCACGGTCGCTCCGCCCACCCAGATGGTGACCTGCGTGTGCAGGTAGACGATGCAGCCGTCAGTGTCAGCCTGAACGAGCAGCGTTGGCGTGGATGCGTTGATGCTTTTGTGAACGCTTTCAACTGCCATTAGTCTCTCCCTCTGCGTGGCTTGGAGGTTGTCGGGGTCAGTGTAGCGCGCTCAGGCTGCTGTTCCAGCGTTGCACGCTCCTGCACCTGTGGAGCGAAGGCTGGGATGGCGTAGCCACGGCTGATCAGGCTGATCGCCTGATCCATGGAGACGTCGATCACGTCGCCCACTGAGGGCCATGGCTGACCGTCATGCATCCCGTCTATCTGGTAGGTGAGTCTGATCTTCATCACGCCTCCACTAAATGGTGACGGGGAGCCGAGCCGAAGCCCGACTCCCCGCCAGCCAGCGTCATCCCGAAGGATTAGACGTTGGCGCCCTTGAACGTCTTCACGGCGTTCGTGTCGATGAGGCCCGTCGCGCCGCGGAGGATACCGCGGTACGTAATCAACCCTGCGTTGAACGCATAGGATCGATCTGCCTCAATCGCTGGAGCCCCAGCGATGGCGGTGTAAACCGCTGAAAGGTCACCGAACGCGATGCTCAACGCTTCGTCGCCGTTGTCAGCCAGAGCGGCTGAGTAGACTGGGAAGCCGAGAATCGTGTCTGGGCGAGTCTGATCGCCCGGTACGAAGATCGGGCGGCTCGCGCCGTCAACGAGTCCCATGACTGCACCGAGCGTGGTGTCATTCATGAGGAACCCGCGCTTGGCAGCACGTCGATATTGCTGCTTCACGCTGTAAATGAGGCTTAGAAGGTTCGCGTACGTTGGGGCAACTGCTGCACCCTGCACGCCAACCGTCGCAGCTGCAGCAACCGCAGGTGCAGCGACTGCACCGTGCGCTACCGCAAGCTCAGCAGCCAGTTTCTCAGTGGCCCATGAGGCTACGTCGAACATCTGGTCTTGAACAGTCTCGACTCCAACCTGAAGAAGGCTGGCGTACTTGACTGGCGTAAGGCTCAACGAAGAGTTGGTTCCATCCGACTCGCCGATGTTGGAACCTTCGTTCACTGCGGCTGCAGTACCAAGCGCGGTTGTGCGCGGGAGCGCAACCACGTTGCCCTTGGCAAGCTGAAGCACGGTCGTGATCGCAGGATCAACGAACGGGTTGACCTGACCAGCGGTGATCCAGAAACGGTCACCCTGCTCAACCTGCTGCGTGAAGGTCGACTTCGTGATGTCACGAAGCTCAACCTCACCACCCTCACGGGCGATGCGGCGCAGCTCAGCGGAGAGGTCACGCTTCGACTCAGCAGCCGGGGCGAAGGCAACAGCCTTCTCCGAGCGTGCAGCGTCAGCAGCGGCGCGGGCCTCTGCAGCGATCTTCTCTGAGGTGATGGCGGAGGCGACAACTGAAGCCTCCGACGTGAGGGCGTCAAAGCGAGCCTGAGCCTCAGCTGAAAGGGCTTCACCCTTCTCAGCGTGCTCTGCCACGATGCTCGATGCATCAGTGAGCAGCGCGGCGCGCTTTTCAGCCAGATTCTTAACGGTGTCCATGGTGGACTCCTTTTCGCTATCTGGGTTTACACAATACGCCGAGCCACCTATCCGACGCTCTCAATGATCAGCCGAGAGAACCGTGGCGCGTGGGCTAGTGGGAGTCTATCCCTTCAACTGCTCCAACCTGAGACGGGCTGCCACAACTGTGTGGTGCTCGCCCTTTGGGGCAGTTGCTTCAATGACGGGCTCGGGTGCTGCGCCTAGCTTGGCGCGCACTGCATCGAGCAGCGCCGTCTGATCAGCATCAAGAGCGTTCCCAGCCTTGACTGCTTCAAGAGTTTCAACGAGAGCGTCTCCGTCCACGCCGATCTTGTGCGGCGCGATCTTGCGCACGGCGGTCAGCCCGAGCGTTGCAGGGTATGCAGGCGTATGGCCCGAGAGCGTGGAGACTTCAAGCAGCCCAATCTCAGTCAGGGTGCGGCTGCCGTCTTCGTGCCACTGCTGCCCGTTCTTCGGCACCGTGAACCCGAAGGACATGCCCATGGCTTTGGCTTCGTTCGTCAGCTTGCTGATGACGGCTGCGGCATCTGGGTCAGCAGGGTCAAGGCGTGCTTCAACCTTGAGCCCGACTTCGTCTTCGCTCAGGGTCAGGCGCCCGCTCGCGGTCGTCGCCAGCATGCGGCTCTCATCATGACCATGCAAGAACTTGATGACGCGGCGCCCCTGCTCCGCCTGCTTGATGGCGCGGGCGAAGGCACCGTTGGCGATGCGCTCGATGAAGGGCAGCCCCTGCGATTCCGCGCCGAAGACGGCAGCGTATCCAGTGAAAGTCTTCTGCCCATCTTCGCCTTCGGTGACGGTGAAGTCGCCGAGCGGCAGTGCGCGTGTTTCGTGTTCTCGTGCCATTG